TTGTTGATTTAAAAACCTTTAATTTCTTTTATCAATTTACAACTACAGGCACTACTGGAACTTTTCTACATCCTCGTTATGCATCCTCGTTAATTGAGCGTATTTCAATCATTATTAACGGAAATACAGTAGATATACTTCCCAGTTATAATTTTTTATATAATACTCTTATGGATCTAGAAGGTTCTAGTTTCGATCAATTCTCAAAGCGTAATGTGACTGAATGGTTTGATCCATCTTTACGATTTATATCAAATGATCCTACTACTTCTGCTGATGTATCATTATCTGGAGACAATTGGACTAAGAGCGGGCAAAGTGCACCATCAAAAGTTGATGGTGCGATTACTCATTGGTTGGGGTTCTTGGGCTCGTGTGTGCCATCGTGCCTTGACACTTCAGATTTGGGTGATGTTTTTATTCAAATTCAATTTGCATCTCAATATGTTCTTCCAGCTACTATTAATGCTACATCACTAACTCTAGCCGGTGCTTCTTTTACTTTAGATAATATTTATGCTACTTGCGATGTTATTTCTTTTGCAAGTGATGAATATTATAATCTTAAAGCTTCTAAATTAGCATCTTCCGGACTTAATGTTGGTTTTTATTCTTATTTAAATGCTCGTTTTGCTTCTGTTACTAAAAATACTGGTATTAATGTTAATTGGAATGTCTCAGCAAATTCTCTAGATCAAATTATTTGCACTATGTGTAAAACAGATCAAAATAGCACTTGGAAGCCGATGATTGTTTATGGTTCAAATGATGCTGGTTCGACTGTTTATAATATGTCTCAAATCGTTGCAAATCCACTCGGACTAATTGATAATACCGGCGCTGTTAGAAGCGATAAGTTGGGCGATGGCTTTATGAACAGTTTTTATTTTATTAGAAACGGTCAAGCAATAAAAGAAAGTCGTATATCAATTAATAATCGTCCTTTAAATTATGGTTTTATCACTCCTAAGGAGATATTTATTGAAACTATGAAAGCCCTTGGATACAATCATATTGATTTAGGAACTAATGGTATTAATGCTTGTATTTTCTCTCTCGTTCATTTCTGTAAATATTATTTCGCTCATATCGAAGATCTCACCATACAAGATACTAGGGATTTCTGGATCTCAGGGCTTAATAGTCTGGGAAGCACACTTACAATTACTTGGGAAGCCAATTTTAACGGCACAAGTAACGTTCAAACCTGCATCCCAGTTCTATATGCTCGATTATCTAAAGTTCTTAACATACAAGCCGGTCGTAATATTACCGTTGTCTAAAAAAAATGATTTAAAATTATCATACATTTTCATATGCCAAAAACACCTATTAATTTTTCTAAAACAGTTATATATAAAATCTGTTGTAATGATGCTACTATTACTGATATTTATATCGGTCATACTACCAATTTAGGAAGAAGAAAATACGAACATAAATCTCACTGTAATAATGATAAAAGTAAATCATATAATTTAAAACAATACGAATTTATTCGTAAAAATGGAGGATGGGATAATTGGTCTTTAATTCAAATTGAAGAATATCCTTGTGAAAATGTTAATGAAGCTCGAGCCAGAGAAAGATATTGGATTGAAGAGCTAAAAGCAACTTTAAATAGTGATATACCAGGTAGAACTTTTAAAGAATATTGTCAAGATAAAAAAGAAATTATCATTGTAAAACAAACTGAGTATCGAGAGCAACATAAAGAAGAGATTGCTATAAAAAAAAAATTATATTATGAAGAAAATAAACAAAAAATAAGTCAATATAAAAAACAATATCGTAAGCAACATAAAAAACAAATATCAGAAAAAGCAAAACTATATTATGAAGAAAATAGAGAAAAAGTATTAAATAAACAAAAACAATATTATGAAGAAAATAGAGAAAAAGTATTAAATAAAATAAAACAATATCACAAAGAACATCGTGATGAAATTAATGCAATAAAAGCAGAATATCGTGAGAAACATCGTGATGAAATTAATGCAAAAGCAAAGGAAAAGATTAGATGTGATATTTGTGATTGTGATGTTCCTAGACGCCATATTTCTACTCACAACAAGACTTTGAAACATTTATCTAAGCTTAAATTAGAAGATGGAAGTAATTAGACATACAGCACCTATTTTTTTTAATGAATTAAATCGAAATGTTAAAAGTGAATATTTAGGTGAAAATATTAGAAAACCATCAATTGCTAATACATACCAAAATGAACCTTTATTTCAAATAACTCAAAATTTAAGTCGAAATTATGCAAGAGTAGGAATGCAGAAATTTGCTGATCCTTTTGCGTTTCATATGCGTCCGAATAATTTTTCATATGACGGTCGCAGAGTTGCAGTATTAGATACATTAAAAGTAAATGCAACTCGTGATAAACCAGATGTTGTAACCCTTAACCCACTAAAAGTCGTTGGATATTATTAATTTTTTTTTCTATAACTTCTATAGATAAATGGAAGAAGAACAGCCAAAAGTTAAATTAACAAGAGCTGAATTATTAGCTAAAGCCCGACAAGCAAAAGCAGAGAAAGCTAAGGCTAAAGCTAAAATTGCCGAACAAGAAGTAGAAGATATTATTCAAGAAGCGGATGCAACAAAACCTAAACCTAAACCTAAAACCAAAAAAACGGTGGAAGTTAAAGAATTACCTAAAAAAGAACCAGAACAAGAACCAGAACCTGAAATCGTTGAAGAGGTTGTTCGAATTCCTGCTAATCGCAAAAAGAAAATCGTTAAAAGAACCATTGAAATTGAAGAAAGCGAAACTGATGAAGAAGTAATTGAAGAAATCGTTAAAATACCTAAAATGAAAAAGGAAGTAAAAATATCACGAGAGCAAATGAAAAACAAACTATATGAAATTAATAAAGAACGACTAGCTAGTGAATTATTCTCCTAATTATTAATAAAGATGATTATAGAAAAGGCGGTTGAGAACATTGATAATAAACCTTTGATTATTAAAAAAAAAAAAGTTCCGCAAAGCACAAACAAATCATTACCGTTGTTATTTAATACGCAGTTGTATATCGGTTCAAAAGGCACAGGAAAAAGTTATAAATTAACTCAATTATTAAAATTATACGAACAATCAAAAATTAAAGATGATGATGGCGTTGAATATGAAATGAGGGTTATTTTAATTTGTCCTACTGCCAGTAGTGGAGCAAATGAAGTTTATAAAATTTTAAAATCATTAGATCAAGAACGAGATGTGCATCTAGATTATAGTGATGAATTAGTCCTTAAAATACTTGATGATATTAAAGCTAAATCAGCATTATATGATGATTATCTTGAATATAAAAAAGTTTATGATAAATTTAGAAAATATAAAAATGTTGAAAAATTAGAAACTGAAGAATTACAAACATTAGAAGAACACGATTTTATGTCTCCTGCCGAATGTTACGGTGAGATTAAACCAATTATTACCTGGATTGTATTTGATGACTTGATAGGTTTAGGTGCTTTTAATAAGAAAGCCAAATCAATTATATCTAATTTAACCATTAAACATCGTCATCTTAAAACCAATCTTATATTTACCACACAATCTTTTAAACAAATACCCCCAGTTATTCGCACCAATATTGATATATATTGTATATTCAAAAGTAGCAGTTATAAAGAAATTTTAGATAAGGTTTATGAGGATATATCAGGATTTGTTTCATTTGAAGACTTTATAGAACTTTACGAACACGCTACGGACGAAAAGAATGATTGTTTAACCCTTATTAATAATAGTATGGATAAAAAAGGTATTAGGTTTTACAAGAATTGGAATATTGAACTATTTGTTAAATAATTTTTGTTTTTTTTTCTATAAAATATATAGACAATGATTAAATCTAATATTTTAAAAACCATTCCTTATCCCGACGAATTTACCGAAGATGATAAAATTGAATATGATAAACTATACGCTCAGGCTAAACTAATTCACACGGATGTAGAACGAGACAATCCTTATATCATTCATATTGCTATTATCGCTCATATTAGAGCAAAAAATGGAATGGGTGTTGAATTTACTGACGAGGAATTAATGGATGTTAAAAACTCATATAAATTAAAATCGAAGGTTGTTGAATGTGATGCACCAGAAGAGCATTATATTTATGATAAAGAAAATAACCCAATGTATTTCCCCTCTAAAGTAACCATTAGTAGTGATGATGAAAATAAACCTAATATTATATTAGATAGTGAAGGAGCCAAATGTCAATAGATACGAAATATACTTATCAACCATTACCTTATAATATTACTGATAAAAATACCTATAATAATCGTCAAGGAGATTTACCTTCATATCAATATAAAAAACGGCGTTTAATATGGCTTAATACTGCTTATGCCACTAGTTCTGTTAATGATGGTGTAACAACTTATTATGAATTTTCATTTGATATTCCACCATTCCAATTATATAATACGACTAAATTGTCGGTTATTTCATTTACATCAAATGAAAATTCAGCCAAACCTCTTTATATCAAAATTAAGAATTTGAATTATGATGTCGGAAGCACTTATTGCACCGATAAAGAAGGTTTCCCGATGCTTTTTGTATCTCATTTAGGAGCAACCGGAATGATGTCAAATAATATTTATTCTCTTACATTAGTCCCTCAAATGATTAATAATATTACATTAAAAATTAATGATAGTTTCACCAGTCGTGATACAGGCTTTACAATTTCCGCACAAGGCACGGGGCATATGTTAATAGGACTATTATTTGAAGATGAAGATTTAGTCGTCGATAATACTGTTTCACCATTTAAATAAATATTAATATAAATAGAAGATGACATTGACCCAAGATATTTATTATTCAAGCGAATTTAAAAAGGCTTATGAAAGTAATTATAATTTTTGTGTTTATTTAGATGTTAATATTGATGTTAAAAATAATGAAAAACTTAAATTTAAATTAATTGATTTTTCAATTATGAATACAATGCTTACGGTTTCTACCAGTCATAAAAATAACCAATTCAAAATCAAATATTTAAATGTTGATTATATTATAACCATTCCTGATGGTTCATATACTGCATCAACTTTGAGAGATGCTATTAATACAATTTTAACGGCAAATACTTATCCATTAGCTCTTAACTATGATAAAAAAATAAATAAATATTATTGGATTGTAAGCAATGGTATAGTTGCTGGTAATCTCTTCTTTTATCCTATGAATTGTGATTTGTTATTAGGTTTTACTAAATCTTCATATGAATTGATATATCCTAATGAATATTATGGCGAAACTTTTGCAAATATGTTGCCTTATTCTAAAATCGTGTTAGTTAGTGATATTGTTTTTGATACAAATTCACAAAATAATTTTGTTAATAAATATTCAGCTCATTCAGGTATGGGTGATATTATCTGCTGGGTTCCTAGGGATATTCCGTTATTTTCAACCATTAATTATTTTAATCATTCTAACCGAGAGATTGAAATAGCTAATATGAATATTAAATCGATTAATTTCGCAATTATGAACGAATATCAAGAATATATACTAGATGCACCAACAGTCTATTTACATTTTCAATTAATAACTTATGATAATACGAACTGGTATAAACGATTTTATAAATTGTTGTATGATATGTCATATTATTTATTATCATTGTATTTTAAAAAATAATCGTATCATATATTAGATACAATGGATTTTATTGGAAGTGCCGTTAATTTGGCTGAAAACCTTGGAACTGCTTATGGAGATTATAAACGAGGTAAAATGGTAAGACTCGGTAGTTATAGTGGTCCTGAAAATGTTAAACAATTAGGTCATTATTCAACCAAAACTGGTGCAAACTTGGGTATTTATCACGGCTAAACTAATATTAAATTATTAGGTTCTTTAGCATCACGATATATTATTATTTTTTTATGAGTATTACATTCAAAATAATATTTAACCAAATCTATGATTTTATTAGTGCATAACGAACCACAAGTGAAAAAGTCCATATACACGGTTCTTGATATGAAATTTATATGAAGTGTTATATTTGATAATGATATAATTTGAACTATGGAATAACCTACCAAGTCATTAGTCCTGTTAAAATCATTATCCTCAAATTCTTCAATTATCAAATTCCCTTTTCGTTTCATATCACCAATTATACATAACTTATTTATAAATTCGTTAATAACATCAATATTTCTAATATTGTCATTACAACCGGACGCATCTAAGATTAAATGAGAACCAAATACCATATCTAATTATATATAATATTAATAATAGGAAATGATTACAGAACAGCAATTAGAACTATTAAGGCAATATAAAGACAAAAGTTATGTTAATGCCTTATTAGCAGAACAATCCTGCGATCATTATAATTTCGTTAAAAATATTATTAACATTCCTCTTATAATAACGAATACAGTTATGGTAATCATTAATAGTATCATTGAGAACCAAGAGTTATTAAAAATCCTTAACATCATTTTGAATGCTTCTACTGGTTTGATATTAAGTCTTATATCAAATTTTAAAGTTTATGAGAAAATACAACAATATCACCAATTACAAATTAAATTCAATAAACTTAACCATCAAATTGACAGCAAAATGAATAATGATATGGATAATGTCACTAGTCAATATATTACAGGTATTATTGAAGACTACGATCAGATATTAGAGAGCATTGAATATGCTTACCCAACAAAAATAAAATTAAAAATAAAACAACAATATGAAGGTAAATTATCTTTACCAGCCTCATTATCCGTCGATATTGTTGAATGTAAACCTGATTGTTGTATTAAGGCTTAAGAAATTTGTTTTTGATGTCATTATATGATGATGTTATTGTAGGTTTATTCCATAACAAAAATCTACTCCAAAATGATGCTGTATTTATTCCTGATTTATTCCAAAATCTAATCTCATTTTTTTGATGGCGTAAAATATACCTATTTTTACGCTCTTCATCTTTATGTTGAGTAAAATCGGAGGCATTAGCCTGCCCGAAATATACCTTTTTACCCATATTCGTTATTATAAAGTATTTATGTTTATTATCATTCGCTGGATATGGATAATATGTCTTCATCTCTAATTATTGTTTGAGATGATTTTTTGCGGTTATAATAATAATCTTTTGCATATTGTTTGCATCTTTC